AGGAAGATTGTATATGGATAAAATTGCTCTTGACCGTCTCAACCAACTCCGCATCGAACGTGGAGAAACTTTCAAGTCTCTTGAAAACGATCTTGGCATATCCGATTCAACTTTGTCAAAATGGTATTCCGGCAAATCCGAACCCTCCACTCGTGATTTGGAGCTTCTTGCGTCTCATTACAACTTGACCATTCCGGAATTGTATGCCAGCGTTCCTTTGTCCTCTGTCCCTCAGGAAAAACAGCAGGATATGGATATCGTTCTGCGGATTATCGACGAATGTAATGCAGAAAAAGCATTTCAAACTCAGCATTGTCAAATGCTCCTCGATCATCAGAAAGAGCTTCGCCGGCTTGAACAGGAAAATCACAACGCACTTATGGCCCAGCATGAGGCGCATTACAGCAAGGTTGTGTCCTATCTCAAAGCCCAGGTGGACAAGTCTCGCACTACATCCAACATATTGATTATTTTTCTTGTCCTCTCCCTTCTTTTTTCTGTCTATCTCGTTTTTTTGTGCTGTTCGGGTCAGGCTCTCCCTTCTGCCCACGGCCTGTCTCCCTGGGCCTTCATCGTCCCTCTGGTTGTCCTGCTCCTGGTCTGTATCGGCCTTATCCTCTATTTTCGCCTCAGATCCCGCCTGCCACATTCGCCCGCCGAATAATGCACTCCCGCCTCTTGGCGGGTTTTTGTTTTGTCAAAATTTTTGTTGCATTTTCTCTTTTTCGTGGTATCCTTCAGGTATACTCCAGTCAAAAAAAGAAAGGGGGTTCCCCATGCCCTCGCCTGCCGCCTCCCCTGTGGTGGCTGGTGTTTATGCCCGCAAAAGTAAATATGCCGAAGCCTCGGAGTCTGTCTCTACCCAGGTCGCTCTCTGCCGTGATCTGGCTCAGCGTCAGTACCCCGGCTGCACCTTCGTTGTCTACGATGAGGACGAAGGCTTCTCCGGCAAAAACACCAACCGCCCCGGCTTCCTCCGCATGATGGAGGATGTTCGCTCTCAGCGCATCAACGTTCTCTACGTCTACCGTCTGGATCGTATGGGCCGCTCTGTCCGTGATATCTGCGCCACCCTCGAAACGCTCCAGCGCCATGCCGTATCCTTTGTCTCAGTCCGGGAAAACTTTGATACCTCAACCCCCATGGGGCGTGCAATGCTCTATGTGGCCTCCGTCTTTGCCCAGCTTGAGCGGGAAACCTTGGCCGAACGTGTCCGTGATGCTGTTCACGCCATGGCCCGGCAGGGTCGCTGGCTTGGCGGCAACACGCCCACCGGCTTTGTCTCCCGTAAGGATTCCAAGGGCTGGTTCTATCTTAAGCCTGTCCCCGATGATCTGGACAAAGTTCGCCATCTATACGAACAGTTTGTCTCCCTTGGCAGCGTCTCTGCGCTTGTCACTTACTGCCTGCGCAACGGCATCCGATCACGCACCGGCGTTGAATATTCCCGCACCACTTTGCGCTCTTTGCTTGTCAATCCCGTATATTGCACCGCAGACCTTGATGCTTTCCGTTTTTTCTCGTCGCATGATTATGCACTCGCCGCCGAATTGTCCGAGTTTGATGGTTTTCTGGGCCTCCAGCCGTTTGGCCGCACTTCCCGCAACGAAAACACTGTCATCCTTAATCCCACCAGTCAGTGGATCATCGCCGTTGGCAACCATCCCGGCGCTGTTCCCGGTGCCGTTTGGGTTCGGGCACAAAACATCCTCGAGCAGAACAAGGAGCTTGGTGCCTCCTTTCGTGGCCGCCGCACCGAGAATGCTCTGCTCTCCGGCGTCATTCGCTGTGGTTCCTGCGGTTCTGCCATGCGTCCCAAAACCTACGGCACACCGCTGCCCGATGGTTCCCGCCGTGTTGCCTACATCTGCACGCGAAAAGTTGATAGCCGGGGCGATCTGTGCACAATAAAAAACGCCCCCGCCAACGACGTGGACGCTATCGTGCTCGATCATCTGCGTCAGCTTTCCCAACAGTTTGATTCTCTCAATCAATCCAGCGTTTCTCTGCTGGCCGCTTCCTCCGCCCATGCTGCAGAGGAAGGCATTCGGGCCTTGCAGCTGGAAGTCCAAAAAGCACAGCAACAGATGGACAACCTCACCGACACCCTGGCTGAAGGCGTCCCCGCTGCTGCCCGCCAGCAGATCTATCAGCGCATGGAGGATCTGTCCCAGCTAATCTCCGAAAAAGAAGATGCCATTGCCGAACTCACAGCCTCCCAGCTGGATTCTCAGCAACAGCTCTCTTTCGCAGAACAGGCCTGCGCCTTGTTTGCCTCCTTCGGCGATGGCTTTTCCTCTCTTACTCACGACGAAAGGCGCCGCCTTATCCGTTCCGTCGTTTCCTCTGTCATCTGGGATGGCGAGAATATAACCATAAATCCCGCCGGAGTGCCTGCCTCTTTGGGGTAGCTCAGGCGTTGCCAAAGTGTCACAGTAGCATTATCAACCCTACCACTTTGGCAACGCCTTCCACCTACTCCATTCACCACCGCCGCACCCTTTCTCTTCCCACTGCCACTGTTGCCGATCGTGTCTCCTATGCCCACACTCGCTCCGGCCTTTCTTTCACCGCACTGGCCGTCCCCATGCAGCAGAACCGTGAAACCGTCTCACAGTCTCTCTCAGATCCTCTGCGCATGCGCTCGGATCGTTTCACGGCCTTCTGCGCTGCCACTGCCTCAGACCCGTCCTGGATTCTCTATGGTGACGATCCTCCACCCGTTGTTCCACTGCAAGGCTCCACCATCGGCCAGCGCATCCGCTCATGGCGTGCTTCTCTTGGGCTTTCCACCCGTGCTTTTGCCTCCCTCTGCAATCTCCCCCAGTCAGGCATCGTCTCTTCATGGGAAAACAGCCGCAACGTCCCTCTGGTGGCTTCTCTTATTTCTCTGGCTGATGCTGCTGGCATCAATGCCGCTTCTTTCCTGCCTCTTCCGTAAAAAATCAGCCCCGCCGTCAGGCGGGGCCTTTGTTATTTGGCGATGTATTCCCTGTATTTCAGCACTTTGTTTCCAACCGCATCTTTGTCGTTGATGAATGCCAGCGCCATCAATGCGTAGAAGTCCGGACTGGTTATGTTGTATCGCTTTGCCACTTCGCTGTAATCCGCATACATGGCATTCACCATGGCGTAAAACTCCCACCATTCCTTCCCGCTGGTTGGCACGCCATGCTTCTTGGCCAGTTCCTTCAGCTGCTCAGGCTGCCACTTTCCGCCCTTTGGATGGTTGCGGTCGTTGCCTTCCATGCTGTCCACCCATTCACGGGCGGTCTGCTCGTCAAACTCCATCTCTTCCATGCCCCGGGCTTCGCCTTTGTGCATATGGCTTTGCTTGTATTGCTCCTCGCCCATGTTCATCCGGGCGCCAAACCCGATCTGGCGGTCAGTGCGATTGTCGGAGTTTCCGTAGTTGGAGTATCTCTCGTCTCCGCCCTCATTTCTGGGCGCATAGGGCCATACCATGGGCAGGATGTTGTCCTTCGGTGCGATGGTCACCTCGTAGGTCTCCTCTTCCTCATCGCCGCCATCTTTCCCCATGCGGTTGCCAGCATAGCCGCCCATTCTCATGGTCTCGCCGCCTTCGTACTCGCTGCGCCTTCTCCCAGCGTGGTACCGTCCGTCCCGGCCACGATAACGTGCTTCGTTCATTTCGCCGCCGTATTCACTGCGCCGGTTCTCCATCCCACCGCCATACTCGCTGCGTGGATCTCCGATCCGGCTCCCGCCTGTCCGCACGCTTCCGCCTTCGCCACGATTTCCGCCGCCGCCCACCTGCACGTTATAAGTGCCGTCCAGGTTGTAGGTGCGGCCGCCTCCCTGCTGCTGGTTTCTGCGCTGCTCGCCCTGTCGCTCTGCCGCCATCAGGTACATTTTCATGCCTTTTCCCATTGCCATCAGGCGCCACCTCCGGTCTCAGCAGGTGCGTCTCCGGTCAGCGCATCCAGCATGGTCACCGGTGCACAGCAAAGCCCGCCCTGCACCACAAATGCGCCCGTTGTGGCATTGGTGGCCACCTTCACCGGGTACAGATTGCGATACCTGAGCGCCGCAGCTGTCACCTGCACACCGTCGCACCGCTGCAGGGGATAGGTCTCCGTTCCGTCGCCAATGGCGATTTCCACCAGGGCGCCAATGGTTGTCTCTGCCGGCAGGTTCTGCGCCAGCCCCAGCTGAAAACAACGCCCACGGTTGTAGCTTCCCTCGGGCAGCGTTATGGTCAGCACGTTGGTTGCAGCGTCAAACGCAACCTCTTCGCTGAATATCCAGCAGCAGGGTATCCTGTTGTTGTTGCACATCCTGTTTCACTCCCTTCTCAAAAAGCGGCGGGATGTTTCACCCGCCGCCCTTCCCTCAGCAAAATCCGTTGCAGCCTCCGTTGCAGTTGCAGCCGCCGCTACGGGTGAATGTCACACGGCCGCAGCTGTCAGTGGGAAAGCTCACAGGCGTGGGCGCATTCACAAGGTAGGCAGGGGCGGGACACTCTGCTCCCAGCCGGCGCAGCAGCGTTGCGGTCTGCGCATCCTGGTTGGCAGCAATGTAAGCATTCTGCTCAGCCTGAGACGCCGCAAACTTGAGACTCTGATTTTCCAGCCGCAGCGCATCCAGCTTGTCGTTCAGGCGGTCACGCTCCATGCTGTCCAGCTTGGCCAGCACCCGGTCGGTATCGCTGTGGCCGGCCTGCACAATGTTGCTTGTGTTGGTGGCCATGTTGTACCCGATATCGCAGAAACCACGCTCAATCAGGCGCTGAGTCTCACAGCAGCACTGCTGCTGCTGGTAACCAAGGGTGTTGAAGCCCTGCTGCACGTTGTAGCCCAGATTGCATATGGCGTTATCCACGCCGTGGAATCCCGTCATAATGCTGTTGTTCAGTGCATACGTGCTGTCGCAAATGCCCTGCTGAATGCCTCTGATGCCGTTTTCAATGTTATTGAATTGAAAACCAGATGTGATGTCGTAGCGAGTGGCAATGCCCTGCAGGCCTGCACCGCCTCCGAAACCGCCCCCAAAGCCTCCGCCGAAACCGCCGAACAGCAGTCCCAGCAACAGCAACGGGATCAGCCACGCAGCCCATCCGCCCATGCCGTCGTTGCTGCCGTTGTTGCAGCTGGCATCATTCTGGCCAATGGCGTAGCCAGTGGCGAAACTATCTTCCATGTCTTTTTTCCTCCATTTTTATATTGCAACCGGGTGTGCACGCCCCGGGTGCTGTCTCATTTCAGTCTCAGGCCCATCTGCTGTGCCACCTGCTCCAGCGTGGTCCCTCTTTCCGCTGCCATGTTTCGCAGCATCTGCATCTGCTGGCTTTGGCTTTTTCCATCCAGCATCTGCATGGCCTGTCTCACTTGCGGGTTTTGCTGTATAATCTGGCCGATGACCTGCTGCGGGTGCATCCCGCCCTGCATCGCCTGAAAAACCATCTGTAACGGATTAGTCACCAGGCACCTCTCCTCGTCTGCTGGCGGTTATCGCTCCACGCCTCTGTGCCTCTGCGATGATGCCCTCCAGCTTGTCCAGTCTCTCCCTCTCGTCTGCAAAAAGCCTCTCAAGCACAGCCATTCTCTTGCTTGGGTCTTCCTTTTGCTCGTTTTCCTGCTCCTGTGCCTTTGGCACAAATTCCAGCACCGTGTTCCCGCCGGTCATTGGGTTGATCGCCTTCGTGTAAAACTTCTGGGCCTGCGGGTTGTAAAAAAGCATCGGTGCGCCGCTCAGGTCCAGCGGCCAGCCCCTCACCTCTTCCACGCAACTCACCAGCCTGCACACCATGCCGTTGCTTTGGCTCTGCTGCTGCATTCCCTGCATCTGTTGCATTTGTGCCTGCATCATCCCGTATGGCTGCCCTTGCTGTCCCACAAATCCCCCAAAAGGGGTCTGTCCGTATGCCATTTCTTGCTCCACCTCCATGCCCAAATTGTGCAACAAAAAAGAGCGGGCAAAGGCCCGCTTTCGTCTCTTCTTTGTCCCGCAAAAGTCCCACAAAAAAAGAAGCCGGGGAATAACTCCCCGGCTTCTTTTTATCCCAGCTTTTTCCGTATCCGGTCTTGCGCTCTCATCACTGCCGATCGGCTTTTGTTGCATACAAACGTTGTCTCCACCACCGAATGCCTCCGCCGTGCCCGCAGCACCTCTTCCTCCTCAATGGTCAGGCGCTGCAGGTCTTCCTCTGTCCACGGCTGGGCCGCAAACATTTGAAAATTCATTCGATTTCCTCTTCCCCTTCACTCTCTGTTCCAGCGTTTGCTGCGTCTTTCTTCATCCCAAGCGCCTTCTGTATCATGTCGGGAAATTCCACCCCCGCCCTGTTCAGATTTTCCAGAAAGCTCAGGCCTTCGTTGGCGATGTAGAACCAGCACACCGCATCCCTGCACACTGCATGGGTGGCGCCCATGGCCTTGTCAAGCATAGCTCCCACCAGCACCACCAGCATCATCAGCCCTTTTTTGGCAATGCCGGCAAACCCCACAGCACTGCACAATCCGCCTGTGGGGCTTTTCTCGCTTTTTCCCATCGCCGCCACCACCAGGCCGCTCATGTAGTCGATCGCCATCATGCCCATCAGCACCGTCAGCAGCATGTCCCAGCCCCCAAAGGCTCCGGCAATCGCTCCGCCAAGTCCGGCCAGCATCTTGATGATCTTATCCCATACGCTCGTCATTTGTTCTCCTCCTTCATGCGTTTCTGCCCTTTGCTCTGATCCATGCCAGCTCGCTCCACGTCCTCTGGCCGCAAATGCCATCCACCTGCAGCCCTCGCTCATGCTGGAACCTTTTCAGCGCTTCTTCTGTAGCTCTGCCAAAGTCGCCGTCTATGCCTGCGGTTCCTATGTCATAGCCGGCCTCCACCAGCCACTCCTGCAGCCTGCGCACAGCGCCCCCAAGGCATCCTCTTTTCACCGTATAAAACCGGCTCACATCCTCCGGCACACGGCTCACGCCTTCCAGTACCGCTGCTTCTGTCTTTTCCGCATTCGCATGCGTTTCTGCCTCCAGCCCGTAGTCCACCCATTTGGGCAGGCCGACCATATTCCATCCGCCGTTTTTGATGGTTTTCCCCGCAAATTCGCTTGCGGCCACCTTGCCTCTGCTCTGGCTGGCATGGATGCCCACACCTCCGCCCAGGTATACCCCCATGTGGTTTGCGTTTCCTTTTCCGTCGTTTCGGTATTTTGCAGGTTCTCCTCCGTCGTTCGCCACAATAAATATCCAGGCTCCCTCCGGCACTTCCCCAAACCTCTGCACGCATTCTTCCGGCGTGCCTGTCCATTCGCACGCTCTGTAGTGCGCATTGCTCCCGCTCAGGTTGATCTCTTTGTACAGGTACCCGCACTGTGTCAACAAAAACTCTGCAAGCCCCTGGCAGTCCATCCCGGCCAGCGTGTGTCCATTGGCTACGTATGGGATTGTCATTTCTTCAGCATGCTTCAGCAGCGATGCCCCGGCCGCTGCCACTTGTGCCCCTGTTGGCTTCCCCATGTGCTCCGCCTCCTTTGTTCTCTATGCTCAATCATCCAGCACCCAGTATGCAGGGTATTCGTCAGGCGACCATACGCATGCAACACCCTCGGGGGCGGTGCACTTGTATCTGCTGCCTTTGTGCATCACCTTGGCCCCACTGTAGTACCATTTGCCGGGAACATACTCTTCGATGGTCTCCTCATCGCCGCCGTCGTTTACGGCGTTGCCTTTTTCCAGGGCAGTGATCCGCTGGTCAAGCTCTTTCAGCTTTTCAGCCACATCCAAAACACCAAGGGGGGTCGCTTTTTCACGGGCGGTGGCAACAAGCTCTTCCCGTTCTGCATCGGTCAGATTGCCCCGTGCATGGTGATAGTTGATCCTGCCCAGCATTACAGACAGGTCAAACAGTTCATTCATAGCCTGAAGAAAAACATTTCTCATGCTTAATTCTCCTTTCATTTGCTCAATATCGCAGCAGCAATTTGAGCAATTTTCTTGTCGATGTAGCCTTTGGTGGTCACAAAGTAAGTGACCTCTGTATCACCGCAGTTGCTTTGCAAGGTGTTCTGCCCTTTAAGCATTTGCATCTGCTGGGGAGTTAGCTGGATGGTGTAAGGTTCTGCCAGCCTGTACACAATCTGTGTATCCGCAAACTCCGCCTTAAATTCGGCACCGGTCATATCATGCGTTGCACATTTTATTCTGATCTGCGTTGGGTATGCAGGGTTTGCCCAAAGGTAATTATCAGTTTTAGCCGAAATGGTGTTTTTGGTTAATCCCTTAAATTTGTCACTGACCGCCGTTACCACATCGTCGCCCACCAGTAAAGCGTCCGTGAATCCAGTTAGGGTGAAATTCTGATAATCTGTTACTGAATGGCCCACAGTCAGCGCACCGATGGTCGTTGTCTGGCGATCGATCGTCAGCACGCCTGTTGTCCAGTCCAAAATGCCGCCATAAACTGGTTGATTTAGTTCCGCAGTCAATGTCTCGCCGGATGTTTCATTTGTGACGCTCACGCTCTCCCACGGAGTTATTGTCCGTATATTATCTGGCAAAGGGTCTCCGCTTCCCGCTTGCGCAGGCTCGATGTACGATACAATTTTCACGGCAGTTGCTGCAACAGCATCTTGGATCGCCAGCGGGTTCCCTCTCTCCGTATCATCAAACACATCAGCCTTTTGGTTCACAATGCTGCGGATATCTTCAATTTGCTGCTCAAGCTCTTCAACGGCTTCATCACTTGCGCCGCCACCGCTGCCGCCACTGCCACCACTGCCACCACCGCCCCAGCGCACACCGTAAATCTCAACCGGGATGGCAAAATTATTGTCGTTGTAGGCCATCGTGTCGCCGTTTTTGCTGCCGCTTCCAAAGGTGACGGTCTGCGCCGCTTTGTTGATGGTTACAGGACGTGCAAAGATGTTTTCCGTGGTTGCGGAAACCACTGTACCAATCTTGCGGGTATCGTCTGCCTGATAAAGAATCAAGGGACTGTACTCCGTAAACTGTACGTACCCCTTGAATCGGATCGCAATAATCTTGTAATCAGCCAACGCCGGAAGGGATACCACTTGCGCTGCAAATGCCGTACTGTGGTTGATGTTCGACCACAGCAAATCAAGGTTGTCATCTGTGAGACCTTTTGTGCTTTCGATGACTTCTTCGACGATTTCAGCTTTGTCTTCTTCCGTCCAGTAGTCCACACCCTTTATGGGCTTGTCGCCCTTTTCCCCCTGCTCGCCCTGCCCGCCTTGCACCTTGCCCTGGTCTTCCCATGCACTGCCAGTCCACCGATAAATATTGTACGGGGGAGCGGTACCCACGTTGTACAGATCGCCCTCTTCCGGATCCGGCACCCCTGCCTGCAGTTGGGCGAGGGTGGCAAAAGCGCTTCCCTTGATGGTGTACGGCTTCCCTTGCTCGCCTTGCGGTATCCCAAAGGTGGCGTGCATATGCCCGTCCTCATCCGTTGTGCTGATGGTTGGCATGCTGCCAGCCGGCAGCTGTTCAGCGTCAAAGGTCGCACCCTCTATGTATGCCGCAGCAGCCGCTGCTCTCTCCGCAGCCTGGTTTGCGCCTTCGGCAGCACCCTGAGCTGCTCCGGTTGCTTCCTCTGCAGCCGCTGCTGCCTCGCTTGCCTCCTTGCTGGCCTGCTCTGTTTTTTTAATGCCTTCCTGCATGCTGCCATACAGCTCCAGCACGGCATCCACGTCCACCAGCGTCTCGTTTATGTCCACAATGGCGCCATCGCCTCGGGCTTGCACTGTGCCTTTCAGCTTCAGCAGCGTTCGCTTTGCGCCGTCTCCGCTGATCGTCACCGCCAGCTCATAGTCTCCTGCCACCACATAGCAGTGCTCGTTCAGCGTGATGGTCACCACGTGCCCTTCCACGTTTCCTTCGCATGGCACCCGGTTCCCGTCCGCACGGGTCATCTCGCCGCTTGCGGTGTATCCGTCCATGCTCTGGCTTTCGCCGTTTCTGTACAGCTCCAGTGCAATCTCGTTGGCCAGTATATCCCCCTGGTACAGGTCACTTTTTGCCGGTCTTTGCGGTGTCACCTGGTCAAGATCTATCCTGTACCGGGTCACTTGCGCCAGCTTGTCCATCTATGCCGCCTCCCTCCGTTTTTTTCTCTCGCTGCTGTTCCAGCGCCATTTCCTCCAGCTCGTCCAGCTCCTGCAAGCATCCCAGATAGGTGGCAGCATTTTTGCGGCCTTTTACCTCGATCTGCTCAATCCCGAATTTGATCAGCCGAATTTTCTCAATCATTTTCAGCCTTCCTCCTACTCTGCATCGCCAAGATAAAAAAGTGTCTCCCTTGTTGGGGCATCTGCCCACCCGGTCACCACTTTTGTTTGGTTGCCGTTGTCGTGGGTGATGGTTGCGGTCAAAAATTCTGGCAATGCAGTCAGCACCTTTTTGCTCCTGCGTGTGATGGCGTGCCCCTGGAATGACATTCCATAGCCAATTTCCATCTCCCATGTGGCCACTTTTTCCGACCATTGCTTGTTGATGTTTGCTATCGCCGTGTTAAAGGTGTCAGCCGTCACATACCCCCGCAGGTCAATTTTCCCGGCGCTGATTACTGCTTCCTCCGGGCTCAGATTGATGGCACCGATGACCCCGTTTTTTTCCACCCTGGCCGCAATCATTCCGGCTTGCACCTTCAGCTCGCCCCTCAAGCTGTCGCCAAGATTGGTTACGCTGCTCGCCACCAGATCGATGCTGGCTCTCTGTGCATCCAGATCGATCCATACCTCATTAAAACGGGTTGCAGTACCTTCTCCAAGCTCCACGATCTCCTCAATCGCCCGGTACAGTTCAGCGCCGTTGTCCTCCACCACAGCGCTCAGGCTGCTCAGCCCTCCGCCTATGCGCCCAATCTTGATGTCCGTGTTGTACGCCTGCTGCTGCATTTCATACTGTATCCAGTTTTTGCTCTGCCTCTCGCCAAATTCAAGCTCCGTCAGCTCCGGCCTCACATAGTCCCGCAGTATGTTGGCGATCCGCTCCTCCCTCACGCCGCTCCGGCTGCGCAGCCCTGCGTAGTCATCTACCTGCACATGCGCTCGCCCGTCACTGCTGCCCATGAAGAAAAGGTCGGCTGCTCTGGCCGTCCCCGTCTTCTTGGCCTTGCTTCGTTCCTTCAGGGCTTTGTACGCATCCTCTGCCAGTTGCAGCGGGTCTGTCTCGTTTGCGTCTTCGTACACAAACGCTCGCCTGTATGCGCCTTTTGCATCTGGCATATCTATGTAGGCCTGTCCCGCCAGCTTGTCTGTCGGGTCTCCTGCGGCCGTGCTCCAGGCTACGCTCTCCAGCGTCACCCGCTTCCTGTCGTCTCCTGTTCCCGTCCAGCCTCCCAGCGCATACACCCGGCCCATGGGTGCGCCCTGCTCCGTCAGCACGATGTCCGATGCGTTCCTTCTCGAAACGATCAACCCACGGTATACTGGCTCCCGGCTCAGCATGTCTATTCGCTTGCCGGTCACCTTCCCCTCGGTCAGCTCATAGTACGGCACCAGCTTCACATCTGCCGTGTCTGCTATTCGCTCCATCACGTCGCTGATCGGCTCATACTCAGCATCCCGTATGTTGCCCACGTGTCCGTCCGCTTCCACCAGCCCAAGCTGCCACCCGGTTCCGGCCAGCAGTGTCTCCATGGCTTGCCTTGCGCTTTTGTTGCGCACTGCGGCGCTCACCGCTATGGTGTTTCTCAGCTCAGCCACAGCGGCGTCCTGAGCCTCTATGTAATCCACGCCTTCTTCGTCCTGCTGATCCACTATGTCTATTTCGAACAGTCTGTCTCTGCCGTCCACGCACCGCATCGCTATATGCTCTCCGCTGCGTGGGCTGTAGCCAATCGCCAGTTCAGCCGTCAGCCCGCCGTCTGCCTCGCTGTGGATCAGCTCCGCTATCCCGCTTCGCACAATCTGCCGCAGCTTCCGCTCCTCATCCAGCAGGAATATCGTCAGGCCCATCTGTCATACCACCTCACCGTTATCTCTGCCAGGTTGCTGCACTCTATCACATGCCGCCCATGCGTCAGCGGGCTGTCGTAGTTTGTTTTTGTCCAGTCTGTACTGGCTGCGGCGTTCGCTCCGTCCACCGTTACGCTTTCACGTGCCATGTCAATTTTCAGGGTCTCCCCTGCGGCCGTTGGCAGCGTCCGCACAAAGAATACTTCCCCGTCCAGTGTTATCTCCAGCTGCTCAGCGTTCTCCTTGGGCGTCACCTCGATCACCATGTCCGTCTTCGCCGTGCCGTTCACCCACAGGCTCAGCTCATACCCCGCAGTGTTTCTGGCTTTGCTTTCCGTCACGCTCCGCTTGTACGGGTTGGCCAGCATCCATCGCACCTGGCACGTCCCTGTCCCTTTCCCTTTCCACTCCGGCGGCGTCAGGCTCTGGAAAATGGCGTCATACACCCGGCCCGGGCTGTGGGTTGGTTCCAGCTGGTCTATGCCTCCGCTGCCCACTGCCCATCTCCGAACAGCGTCCAGCGCCTCCTGCGCTTCCGCCATGCTTCTCCCGTGTATGTTGATCTCTGCCGTGTATTCGCTTGCTTCTTCCCGGGCGTAGGCAATCACCATTCCGGCGCTGGTCTCAATGGTGTGTATGTCCCGCAGCAGCTCTGGCTGGTACTCCGTTCCCCGCTTTACTGCCTTGTGGATCATGTCCGGGTCTTTCCCGTTGTATCGCATTCATGCTCACCCCCTGCGCACGCTTCGGGCTTGGTTGGTGCTCACCGCTGGCGTCAGTATCTGCGCCACCTTGCGCCCGTTCATATTGATGTTGATCGGCCGGCTCGTCGCTGCTGCAATGCTGCCTCCTCCCATCGCTGCTGCCACCATGGCGGCCACGTTTGGCACCGCTATGCTGTTCAGTGCAGCCGATACCTGATCTGCCAGCGCCTGAGCCGATGCCACCGCCGCTGCTGTGCTGCTTCCTATTCCGCTGGATATACTCGCTCCTACGTCTTGCCCTGCCTGCAGCGCCATGCCTTCCAGATACTCAAAATGCTTTTCGGTTTTGCTTTTACCCCCACGAAAGATCTGGTCTCCCAGCCATGTCAGTCCCAACCCATCCGCAATGTTGGAAAACGCATTCCCCACGTCCGTCCTTATGATTGGGTTATCGTCGGGCGAAAGCACCCCGCCCCTATGCATCACTTCTGTCAGGTATTCCTGCCGGTCAATGCCGGCTATTGTGTCGCTCCCGCTCAAGATCTCTGATGTGCCCATCAGCGTGTAGGCTACAGCTTTCTTCAGCGGCGTCAGCATCTTGTCCACAACCTCGCCAAAGCTCATCCATGCCTGCTGAAGCAGCAGCGTGGATTCTTCCGCCTCCACCATTGCCTTGTTTGTTTCCCCAAACTGCCTCTTGGATTCTGCAAGCCCGTGTTGGCTCAGGTACGTCAGCACATATTCCACTTCGTCCCCGTTTTGCTTGGCTTCTTTCAGCCCGGTGTTGAACGCTTCAATGTCAACGCCCATTCTTTCCATCAGTTCCGCAAACTGCCCGGCAGCCTGCCCCGTTGCCAGCGTTTCCTGCAACCCGTCTGCTAAACTTTCAAACTTCAGCGTATCCGGAAATCGTAGCGCCGCCCCTGTTAACAGATCCATTGTCTGCACAAACTGCGTACCGTCCAGCCCCGCTGCCAGCAGTTCATTGGTTCCCTCCAGGGCGCTGTCCAGATCGCCTATGTAGCTGGCCGCCTCAAAGGCTTCCGTTTCTGCCTCTTGATAATCAATCCCGGCTCTGTTTGCGTTTTGCTCCAGAATGGCTAAGTTTCTGTTGTAGTCTCTGGCTTCTTCTGCGTAGTCATATAGCCCTTGTGCAAAGTCCCACGCCTTGCCTGCCAGGTCGATTCCCAGCTCTACGCTCTCCATGCTCCGCAATTCGCCCAGTGCACCACGTATGTCTCCCAGCCCCTTCTCCAGGCTGGTCAGCGATCTTCCCGCATCCTCCGCCGTTTCTTCTACGTTGTTCTGTATGCTTCTCGCAAAGGTTCTGGTCTCTTTGCTCACGTCCTCCAGCCCGTCGTCTACGCCATTCAACTCTTTCTCTGTTTTGTCAAGCTCCTTGCGCATCCGCTCGGCCTTTACTCTTGCGTTGTTCAGCTGTATGGCGTATCCGTCCGCAGTGGACGATCCTTCTCCCCATTTACGGTTTGCGTCCGACAGTGCTCCCTCCAGCGCTTTCACCACGGTCTCCTGCTGGTCAAGTTCCTGGCGCAGTATCCTGCTTTTGTTTGTCAAAAACGACTGCTGATCTCCGGTGTTGTCAAACTCAGCAGCTGCCACCTTCAGCTCGCTGCCCAACACCCGCAGCTCCCGCCCGGCTGCTGCCAACTCCCGCTTGAATTCTTTCTCACCGTCCAGCGCAATGGTGGTGATGATCTCTCGTGTCGCCATCTCAAATCGCCTCCTTTGCGCATGCGTTTTTCCTCTTTATGCCGTGCTGTTCGTCATCGTACCGCCTTCGCTCCACAAAAACGTCTATAACAAAACCCGGGGCTGCGTCCAGTGTCTCACTGAGCGTCAGCCCCGCTGTCAGTCCCATGCTTATCAGCCGACGGCTGCACAGCCATTCTCGTCCTTGTTCTCGGTCTTCTTTTTTTTTAACTCTTCCAGCACCACGTCGATGATCTCGTCGTCATCGTCGCTGGCCAGTTCTCTTCTGGTGCCAACCATCAGCGCCAGATTGCTCAGCCTTGCAGCCGTCTGCATCTGCCTCGGCGTCAGGTTCTCCACAATCCAGTCTGCCGTTATTTGGCCGGCCTCCCCTTCATGTCTTGCGCCGCTGTTGCACATCGCAGCGCACAGCGCAGCCCTCGGCTTCGTGGGGGCCTCACCATCCAATGCGTCAAGCATGGCGTTTAGTCCATACCCCGCCTCTTCCATTTCCAGCTGCGCCCGCACGTCCCACCGGAAAGTTAGCTGTTTTCCCGCTGCCGTCATGGTCAGCTTGCTCATGCTCAGCCCTCCGTCGTTTCATCCGGGATATTCGCCATCGTCTTCAACCAAGCGATGCCCTCAGCTTCGGTCTTGAAAAATTTGTGCGTATAGAAACGTATCTCTCCTGTGTTGTCGAGTGATACGCCGAAAACCTCTCCGTTGATCGTGGGCGTATTAAACTCGATCGTCTGCGCTTTCGTCTGGCTGGTCATGGAGTCAGCCGAAAACTGCGCCCGATAGATCCATATGCCCTCATAGCTGGTATGCCCCTTTTCTCTGTATTCGTTCAGGTATCCATTGCCGCCGTAGGGGCTGGCTGCATCCGTCACGTAGTATTCGTCCTTTTCCTCATCGTGCACAAGGCCCAGCACCGTCGCCTTCTTCTCCAGCGAAAGCCTTGTCACGTTCAGCGTTTCGCTGCCGCCGGTAATGCTGTTGTCACGGTCCTGCAAGGCGTTGTCGCCGTACAGTCGAGCGTCAGCACGCTCCAAGTTCACCTCCGCCCGGATCGCCTCCCCCAGCACAATCCCCTGCCCGTACTGGATGGGCTGCCCCGGCGTGTAGTCTGCTATCGGGGCATATACCGGATATTTCATTCCAACCTGCGCCATATCTATCCCTCCATGTCTTTATCCCAAGTTTTCACCATAGCTTCCTGTGCCGGCTTTTCGCCCTTGGTCTCCGCTGCATCAATCCAGTGGCTTCCCGGCCTGCTTTTATACCCGTAATGCTCCAGATATTCTTTTTCCGCATTCCGGGTTCCATTTTCGTCCTTCCCTTGACTGTATACCGGCTGCTTCAGCATTCCCATGTCGTTCTTTACCTTCCCTACTGGCCTGATCCCCTTTATCATGGCCCCGCTTCTGCGTATTCTCCGTTGTTCTGCCTCTTGCTTTCGATATTCTGCGGCCACCTTGGCTCCCGCTTGTACCATCTTGTGCGCAGTCGCTCCGGTCCTCTCCTGCCTTCTATTCAGCTCTTCTATTACTGCGTTCAAACCTGACAATCCCAGCTTTGCCATCATATCCCCTCGCAGTCAAAAAGGTGCCGTATGTACCCTGTCGCCTCGTCATACTCCACCTGATAGGTGTAGCCCACCAGCTCCTCATTTAGCACCTGTTCAATGGCTTCTGCTATGGGGTCATACTCCTGGCGGGTGTAGCGGTCTATCTGGAATTTCCAGCCCTTGTCAGCAATGTTGTCACCTGCGTAAGGCAGCCGCATGTACTCCTGCCAAACGGTAAAATCGCCCTCGCTGGTGGAGTAGTAGTGCTTGGCCTTTGGGTCCGCCCTCAGCACCATCTCCTGTATCTGCTTTACCGTCATGGACTCACCTGCTTCAGCGTCAGGTCGGTGATCTCCTCGCCGCTTTCGTCGTCTATCCCGTGGTATGCACGGCTCACCTCATAGCGCTCCACGTCGTCTGCCACTTCGTAGATCTCCTGCAGTATCACCGTGCACTTGCTGTTGATCCTTGTGTCACGCAGCACCCGGATGCGCAGGCTCACGTCCTTTTCCTCCCGGTCGCTGGTGGGCCAGGCCTGCGCTGTCTCAAAGTTCAGCAGGCCATACCAGCCGGCTGTCAGCATCTCATAGCCGATCTGCGGCATCCCGCCCGGCTCGCTTCTGTCCACCTCCAAAAAGATGGAGCATATTCCGCTGTCAAGGATCATTTGCTTTCACCTGCCTGTCCTGCAGCCATCGGCTGCGCTTCTCATCCCGCAGCCATTCCGGCTCACCCCCCGGCTTGTCACGGTTTGCATACTGCCACGCCGCCAGGTCTACAACCAGCATCATGTCTCTCACGTTGTCTGTCACCGTTATCCCGTCATCTTTCAGCCTTTTCACGGCTGCATTTATTCGGGCTTCCAGGTAATCATCCATAGCGCTGATGCCTGTCATTCTGTTCAGCCGCTGTTTCAGCAGCAGCACCGCCTGCTCTGTGTCGATGGTGTTTCCTTCCTCCGCCATCTGCTGCCGCCTCCTCTCTCATGTTCAAAACGCCTGCGCAGGTCTCCCTGCGCAGGCGCATGCGTTTTTATCAGCTGTTGGCTTCGTCAGGTGCAAAGGTCACGGCGTCCGCAGCCAGCGTGGCGTCGCCCAGAGTGATCCCCACAAATGCTTCGGGAATCACAGGCAGGCCGTCGTAGCGGGCCGTCACACGGAACACCGTCTGATCCTCGGTAAAGCGCACATGCTCGCTCTTATCCAGTCGGGTGCCGGCACGCTCTGCCACAGTGTACATGTCGCCGTAACCGCCGAAGATCACATTATCAGGCATCCAGTCCAGCGTTTCGATAACGCCGCCGATCACAGGCATGGTGCTCTGCACGCCGCTCACCACAGCGCCGGCGGCGTTGATGCTCAGCGCCCCAGCAACCATGGTGGCCTTGGTGCGCTCGTTCATCGCCCAGAACTTGCTGCCGTTGGAATACTTGCTGCTGGCCTTTGCAGCTGCCAGCACCAGCCCCTTGAACAGATCGGCGCCCTCCGTTGCAGTGATCTTCGTCACATTGCTTGTGCGCAGGTCCTTCCAGGGGCGCTGGTAGCCATTGGCGGCGCCGGGATCAGCAGCCTGCATCAGTCGGGTCACAATGCCCAGAGGCATGCCCACGCCGGTACCGTAGCCGATGGCCTTGTCCATCGCAAAACCGACGGACTGATTCAGTGCAGTCATCACCTCGGTCCCGATCGCAACGGGATCAGTTGCATCCTCAAGCACCGCATTGCACACGGGGATGTATCCGCCCACCTTGTTCCCGTTCAGCGCAACCATGCTGTAGCTCATGGCCAGCTCGTTCAGCTTTGCGCAGGTTGCCGTCCACACGGCCTCGGGCACAGTTCCGGCTACCAGCACACGGCCTTCTCCGGGCACGTTCCGCACGTTCACGTGCTTCAGCAGCTTGCTGTATTCTCCCACATTCTCACGCACCAGCCCCATCACCACACGGGGAATAAACAGATCAGCTGCATCCACAGCACGGTTCTGGCTTGCTGCACGCAGTGCGCTAAACCACTTCTTCACATCGTCCCGGGCCAGCAGTGCGTCCCGCTCGGTGTAGTTAAGCCCGAAAAACTTTCTGGTTTCCATTCCGCCCACTTCCTTTCTTTCTTCCACAACAAAACCGGGCTCCACGCTGCGGGTCTTCTTGCCCGCCTGCTTGGCCCGGTTTTCGATTTCATTCAGTTCAGCATCCAGCTGGTTTATCTGTTCCTGCAGCTCATCCCGCTGCTTTTCGTTTTCTGTCTCCTGCTCCTTCAGCTCTTCGCTCTGCTGGATCAGCTCATCCGCCTGTTCCTCCACTGCGGCTTTGTCCTCTTCACTGGTTTCCTCGGTGATCTCGTTGATCGCCTCTTCGGTCTCCAGTTCCTTCGCTGTCAGCTCGTCACGCTTCTGCTTCAGCTCGTCACGGGTCTGCTCAGCCTCCCGCAGCTTCTCCACCAGTGCCGCACGCTTTCTGTGCAGCAAAACCTGCTTAAGCGCCATTCTTTCTCATCCTCCTTTTCAGGCCTTCCTTCCAGGCCTCCAGCCTTCGTTTCTGTATCTGCTGCCATTCGGTCTTTCGGCTGTTCGCTTCGGTTCCTGCATATGCCGGAAACGTAACGATGGAGCCTTCGTGCAGTCTCACACGCAGGAGGGTCCAGTGCACATGCCCTGTCTCCTCGTTTATGTCCATCCGCTCTTCCAGAATCTCAAACCCGACGCTGCACTGGCTCACGTCTCCACGCTGCACCCTTGCGTAAAGGTTCATTGCATCCATGTCGTCCGGGTTTATCTCCACCCGAAACCACAGCCCGTGGCCATCCACTCTCAGCTGCAGCGTTCCCGCCGTCGTTCTGCCAAGCACCAGTCTGCTCTCGTGGTCTATCAGGCATCTCACATCACCGTCCAGCTGGCCGTCGAATGCGCCTCTGTCAATGCTCTCGCTTGCACCATCCCACATTTCGTAGGTGTCGCCGAAAACAGCAAAATAGCCCTCTATGTATCGTTTGCTGTTTTCCTCCGCCGCCCGGAATTTTGTTGCGCAGGTTCTGCGCTGCATTTCATTCCGCATCCTTCTCACCACCTTTCAGTTTTCGCTGGTCTCCCAACATCCTCGCCGGAATATAGTTCTCCAGCGCCAGCAGCTCTTCCATGTCTTCTCTGGGCGTCATGCCGATCCAGTCACGCACCTCATTGCGGTCTACCGCCATTCTGTCCAGCAGTTCGCTGCTCATCTCTACCACCTTGCTCAGGTTGTAGTTCAGCAGGCTTCTGTTGTTCAGCCTTATGTATCTGTCAGGGGCGTACAGCAGTTTTCTCGTCATTTCCTGCTCAATGCCTCTGGCAATGGCCATTACTCGTGTCGATATAAACCAGTCAAACTCCTCTGCCTTAAACTCGCCCACGCCCACCAAAAAAGCGGGCACGCCCATGATCGCTGCCACGCTTTTTTTGTCCAATTCAAGGGTCTGGCTTATCGCCAAATCTGTCATGCTCAGCGGTTTGATCTGTGTCACATCAAACGTGTCAGCCTGTACGATCAGGGGCTTCCCCGGCTCGTTTGTCAGGTACTGCTGTGCCAGCTGGTCACGCCCTTCCGGCGTCTGCAATGCCTCGCTGTACCCGTCCACTTTTACCAGCACGCTTGGTGCAGGATTCTCCAGCAGTGCACGCTTTGTGGCTCCTGCCTGTCTCAGGCTGTGCACCACATCGCCCAGCTGCGCCCGGAATCCCGTTCCGCACCATGGCCTCTCCGGATCCGGATTCACCACAAAGTGCAGCACCTCATCCGGCTCATACACCTGCTGCCCCACCCGTACCACGTACCCATCGTCTTCTTTATCGACGATCTGCACCTGGCTGGGCCTCGCCGGTGTCATGTTGTCCAGCAGCCCATCTGCTGTGTAGGTCGGTATCGTGATCTGGTTCCCATCACCTGCCCCCAACAGCACACGCACGATGTTGCTCATAAATGCCTGATGGGTCATCCATCTGTTCGGTGCTATGTCCAGTTTCCGGCTCAGCTCGTCCCGAATCCGCTTGTCGCCCTTCTCCGTGTTTTGCATCAGGTGGATGGTCATGTTGGCCACTGCATCCGCATAAACGTTTATGCACGCCTGCACCTCAGGGCAGCTCATCAGGGGCTTGTAACCCTCACCGCAAAGCACCTTCCATGCATCCGAATTGCACAGCAAAATGCTTTTTTGTTGCGTGGGGGCGTCTCTTGTCTGTCTGGCCGTTCTCTTGTTTTTTCGGCTCATTTAGGCACCTGCTTTCTCTCTGTGCTCTGTGTCTTCTATCATCCGCACCGCTGCGAACACCGCAGCGTCGAAGACGTCAATTCTGTGGTTTTCCTGCATCTTTTCGTATTGCACCAGGTCATCTGTCTTTTCCATCGCAAACACATTCTGCACGCAATACTCCAGCGGTTCTGCGCCAAAATAATAGAGCCTCGCATTCAGCATGCGATGCTCTATCCTGCGAAAACCCTGGCTCTTTTTCCAATGGTACTGCGGTTGATCCTCCACCCTGAAACCGGCCCTCTTCATTCCCACAACATATTCCGTGCAGAACTTGCGATCGTGCCCGATCTGCGCAAACCGAAAGCCTTTTCCCCGCATCTGCACAAACCAGTCCACCACCGCTTTATGGTCGTTTGTAGGGGCGTTGCACATGTCCAGCCATTCGTCATCTTTCCACCCAAACAGCGGTATTGCGTCTTTGTCTGCTTTCTCTGCCGCCGCTACAATCGGGAACCAGCAATGCGGTATGATGATATCTATCCCCTTGTATTCTCCATATATCGCCGCTGCTGTCAGGTCGTGCAGTTTCGACAGGTCCGCACCTCCATACCACAAAACCTTCAGCTTTGCCACATATTGCAGCTTCTTTTCCAGCGGCCACCCGGGCTCAATGCCCAGTGCAGCCTCTGCCTCTCGGTTGCTGAAGCGGAACTTTTCCACGTCAAAGTACGCTTTCACTTGCGCCGTGAAAATGTTCAGACTTTTTGCAAAAAAATCCTTACGCTCCTGCGGATCGTCTCTTGCCTGCAGGGCATCCCGCATGATGTCTCCTGGCCGTATGGTCACGCCATATCCCGGGTTTGCCATCTCATGCTGCCTTGGGTTTGTGTAGTCCACGTTCCCCCGATCGTCCTGCTCTGCGCAACAGATAAACACAAACAGGTTCTCGTCTTGGTATTTCCCCTCCAGTACGCTCCGGCAGTATTTCAGCCTCTGTGCGCAAAAGCCGGCCCCATCATCGCCGGCAGTCGTTATTCCTATCACCAGCTTGTTTGTATAGGCTTTCGTTGCCTCTTTCAGCACGTTGTACTGCTTAGGGGTTTTGTATGCGTGCAACTCATCTGCGATTATGATGTTTGCATTCAGCGAATCCTGCCCGTCCGGGTTTGCAGCCAATGCATTCAGAGCTATGCTTCCTCCTGCAAAGTTGGGATTCTCCACTATATGCTCAAAGCTGTTGTCTGCCACCCGCCACCCGGCTGCTTTCGCTTCCTTGGCGCTTCTGTACATAGCCTGCGTGATGTTGTATTTCCAGCTGTCAAAGGTTTCTCGTGCCTGCTTCAGGGCGGCGCCCACCACGTACACCTTCGCCCCGCTTAGTCTCTCCATCAGTGCCAGGGCAAAACTCAGCGCCGCAACCAACAGAGTTTTACCGTTCTTTCGTGGGATGAAGATGAATGCTTCCTTCACCACACGCTCTCGTGTCCCTTTGTAGTAAAAGATCAGCATTCCGTATATGCAAAATTTCTGCCACGGCGCCAGCAAAAAAGCTGTTCCCGCCAAAGGCTTTGCCTCCAGTGTTTCTCCCTGCCTGTGCTTAAATGTCGCCTCTATCACATCGATCACAAAGTCGGCGTCTTTGCATTTTACGTCGTACCTGTCATCCTCCAGCATCCGCAACAGTCTTTTGCATCCCTGCACCCTCTCCTTGTTCGCCAGGATGCTTCCGTCTATCACTCCATTGGCGTAGGCTATCACCTCCGCCGCATGCTTCCCCTTTATCATCCGGCGCTCATCTTCTCGATCGCCGCCTCCAGCGGGCTCTTCTCTGCGGCTTTCTCCTTTTCGCCTAATCGCCTCATGGCTGCCGGTGTCAACCCCAGTTCCCGCTCATGCGCAAGCGCCTGCGTTTGCATCTGCAACATGGCTGTCATTATGGGATTCATCTGCAAGTTTTTTGCTCCGGCCTTGTTTGTATGCTCAACGATTGCTTCCCGTCCGCATTCGTCATACTCAGCAGCCAGCTCGTCAATTTGCACATACAGTTCTGCCAGCCTGTCGATCGCTGCGCCATATTGCGATCTGTACAGGCCCAGGCCTTTCATCCTACGCACAATAGTTTCTCGGCAGCTTTCCCATTTTCTCACTTTTTTAGTCGCCTTTTTCACAGCCATTTTTGCCGCACTCCTTCCCGCGCGCGCTAATGGTAGGATCATGTTGCACCCCACCCCCTCGGCGCTCGCCCGTATATATAAGGTGTGCCCCCCGCCGGTGTGCCGTCCCCCGTTTTTCTCTTTCTCAAAGGGCGGGGGACCCCCTCCGCCTTCCCTTCTCGGGGTGTTGTTTGTTGTGACACTCCTGGCACAGCGCTATTCCATTGCTCACGTCGTATCGCCTCTCCGGATGCGTGTCCGCATGCAGCACATGGTGTGCCGTTGTCGCCGCTACTGGCAACCCATCCCGATCCACTCGCCCGTATCGTTTGCATATCTCGCACTTGTGCTCAGCTCTTGCCAGCACCTTTCTCCGCCACTCTTTGTGACGTTTTCGGTGATAAAATGCATCGTTGCTGCTCATTGACCCACGTCCTTTCACCAAAAAGGCCGGGCACCCGACTGGGTGACCGGCCTCTGGAACAGGAGTGACGACGCCACGCCCCGGCTGCATGATTTGTGCAGCCATTTCCGGGCTTCTTGGCGATTTCGTCAGCTTAACTATACCACACGCAATCGCCTTTGTGTTTGTCAATATCCTGCCATTATCCTGCCAAAAACCTGCTATCAGAGCCGCACGCCCTCCAGCGCTCGCTCCATTTTTGCAAGGGCATCGTTCTGCCATCCCCTCAGCGTTCCCTGGCTTTTATGCTCGCCAAACAGCCTCGGCGTCATGCATGCCAGCTCTCTCCAGCTGATTTCCTCCATGATGTGCTGTTCCAGCACGATCCGCTCCTGCTGCCTGAGCCCTGCCAAAGCCCTCTCTACAGGGATCACCCTTCTTTCCAGCCGCTGGATCTCTTCCTGCATCTGCCTGCTCTCGTCAAGCCACACCTTCATTTGTGGCGACGGCACCCCGTCCATGCTCCGGATCGCTGCCGCTTCCACCGGCTTGCTGATGCTTCCGCTTCCAGACGCCCCGGCAATCCCACCCCCGTGCATTGCACTCATGGCAGCGTCCTCTCTTGCCGCCCGGTTGATCTGCACGATCATCTTCTCGGCGTCCTCCTTGAGAATCATCAGCCTTGCCTGATCCATCCTGTGACCACGCAGCAGCTCTATCAGCGCCTCCCTGGTCATCCATCACCACTCCTCAGATAAGCCATTATCACGTCGCTGGCTTCGTTGAATCCCCGGCACACCTCTGCCCTGTACCCCTGCTCTCTCAGCTTTTCGATCCATTGCCGCTGTGCGTCTGTCACCTTGCCGCCTTCCCGTCTCTTCAGCTCAATGTACAGCCCATGGTGTCCTCCCCGTGCCACCGGCAGGCAGATGTCCGGCACCCCGCTTTTCAGCCCTTCAGCTTTCGCTCTTCTCCCGCCCGCCTGGCTGCGCTTCCCCTCGTTGGGGATGTGATACATCAGCTCCAGCTCGGGATGCTTTGCCTGGCACATCCTCGCCCACTGAAACAGCCACTGCTGCTCCACCGTTTCCTTCGGGGCTTCTTTCCCTTGCATCCTTTCACCCCCCCCAATTTTTCCAGCATTATCCTCTCTCGTTGGCTCAGCTCCCAGCGTTCCGCTGCTGCCTTCTCCGCTGCTGCCTTCTCCGCTGCTGCCTTCTCCGCTGCTGCCTTCTCCGCTGCTGCCTTTCTGTCAGTGGCCTTTCTCCCCAGCAAAAAACCGCCGCCGAAGATCCCCTTCCCATTGGCTGCATCCAGTTTGCGCACAAAGCAACACTCCTCCGGCCTCACCTCAAAGGCAACCCCACGCCTTGCCACCTTCTGCAGGGTTGCCGCTGTCACCAGTTCCTCGGGTGCCGTTATCTTTGTCGTCTTTTTTGGCTCCTTCATAGCCTTCCGGCTTTGCTTGTTTGCCTCTTCCAACCGTCTCCCCAGCTCCGGCTCGATCACTATTCTGCGCTCGTCCATGTTCGTCACAAAGCTGGTGCTTACTTCTGCCCCGTTCTCGTACGTTATAGTATTTGCACACACGATGCTGCACACATCCTTGCCGCAGGTGAACAGTGTAAGCGACGGCGCAAACAGAAAAAACGGCACGCCTCTCTCCGTATACCAGCGAACAATCGGCGTTATGATACTGAAAGGCGGGTTGTCTACAACCGCCCACCCTTTTGCATACTCCATCGTCTGATAGTCCCCTCCCGGCCAGAAAGGTCGAAGCATCTTTGCCTTGTCTATTCCGTACTTCTCCTGTACCCAATCCGCTACTGCGTCATATACTCCCGCCGGGGTGTAACAATCGTCTGTGGTCTTCTTCGGCTTGAATTTGTTCACAAATTCTTCGTAACTCTCGCCCCTCCCCACTCAAGCATACCTCCTCAGTCCTTCCTCGAAAAACCGGCACACCATCCCTCTGGGAATCTCCATCTCCTCCGCCAGCTGCCCCACGGTCATATCTCCCGAATGCCGCCATATGTACCGCACCGGATCTCCGTGCTCTTTGTCCCATCGGTCCTTCCGTTTCGCCCCTGCACGCTTTCTTCTGCTGGGCTCTTCTTCCACCTTTGCCTCTTTCTTGGTAGGCGCCCACGCTTTCGGGATCAAGTATTTCACCCTCTCTTTCCCGCTGCCCAGCTCGCTCTTCTCCAGTTTTGCGCCCGGCACCTTCCCTTTGCGGATCCACCACCGCACCGTGGCCTCACACACGCAAAACTTCCTTGCGGCCTGCTCAGCCGTCAGCATCGCATGTCACCCTCTCCGTCTTTTCTCCACGGTCCATCCTGTGCTGCCTTTCGTCTTTGTCCAGCATGGCCTGCAGCATCTCCAGCTCTCCGATCACCACGCCGGTAACCCCGTCGTTCACTTCCATGCCCCGCATTCCTGCCAGCATGTCCATCACTCCCATGGCGTGCTGCACTTGCTCTCGTTGCTCTCTGGTCATCATCTCCCGCTTCCTCCTCTCACCGAATTTCTATCGTGTCCTCAATCTGCAACTTGGCAATCTCAATAGCCAGTGCATACGTTTTTGCATGCTTGCTATCCCCGTGGGTTCTTTTTACCTTCTCCGCAAAATCAGCAATAGAGCCATGGAAGCATCCGCAAGAAACAAAAACCTGCTCGTCCTTTGTCCGAAAAAATGTTGTGAAATCATCACGGGAACCAATCGCACCAAGTTGGAAAAGGTGGGCGTTTTTTTCTACTCGTGCATTGCCGGAGACCCTTGCTTCGCCGTAGACCTCTGCATTACCCGATACTTCTGCCTGCCCACACACTTGCGCCCTCCCGCATACCTCCGCAGCCCCGGATATCTCTGCCTCACCGTACACCTCTGCATTTTCGTACACCATGGCTACGCCGCTTACCTTCGATTCACCGTACACACATGCATTGTCCGATACCGTTGCTTCGCCGGATACCTCTGCCGCTCCACATACCCTTGCCGCTCCGCAGATGCACGCCTTGTCCGATACCCTTGCCTCTCCGTACACCCATGCAGCGCCGTTTTGTGAAAGGTTGTCTTCTTTTTCGATCCAGCCGCCCATCTCCCCGGCGCAGACATCACCAAACGAAACCAGCGCACGAATGCGGTGCAGTGTCTTTCCCCTAACCTTCTTTGTTTCCGTGGTGAGTTCGTATTTCTTCATCCCTTTGCCCTTCTTAACGCCTATTTACCATGCCGGACTTTTGCAATGCAATCTGAACAGAAGCCTTTCAAACGCCCACGTTGCCTTCCTCCTTCTCACCGGGTCAGAGGGCTCTGCCCTCCGACCCGCCGGGGCAAGCCCCGGACCCCTTTGGACGCTTCGCCGCTTTGCGGCTCCGCTGTACAACATCATTGGTCTCTTCACGCACGGCAGCAAAGTAGGTGTACACATTTCCCAGTGCGTCTGCACCGATCTGCCATCCGTTCAAAAGCCTGTACCCCTTCGGCGGCTTGGGGATGCCCACCCTTGGCGGCCTTTTCACTTCCCGCTTCTCCACCTTGGGCCGCTCCAGTCCCTTGCTTGCGTGCCATCTCCTCTGCCACTTTCGCCTTGGCGGTTTCACGTTCTTCTCCCCTGCTCTGCTGTCCTTCTCCACTCCCAGCACATACCGGGCGATCTGGCCATAGCTCTCTGCGTCCTCGCTGATGGCTCTTGCGTACACGCTGGTCCCCTTCGTCGGCCTCCCCTGCTCCCAGATCTCCTGCAGCTGTCCCACCGGCATGTCGTCCTGCATGATGATGTGATGGTGCCACTTCCGCTGCTTTTCTGTCACCGATATGTACTTCAGCTTTGGCAGCCCATCCTTCGCCCGTGCCCGCTTGATCCTGTCCAGCAGGTTCCGCTCCCGCTTCATCGCCTCTTCCTCGGTGATGTCCTCGTCGCTGGTGAACACGTAGCTTGCACCGCCCTTTGCACCACCAAAGTTGCATGCGATCAGCCGGGTCAGCTCCATCTCTGCGTTTCGCTTGTTGGCGTCCTTCTGGCTGTCGCTGCTCTCCTCGCTGTGAGGCTCCCGGCTCACGGCCCGGCCGTCCCGGGTTGCAAAGTAGTGCCTCTCCTCCAGCAGGATCCCGGATCGGATCGTCTTCTTGTACCATGGCATGGTGTATCCTCCTTGGCTGTGCATCTTTATTCGCTTGCGTGAATAGCTAATGGTTTTACAGGCTGTCTAAGCGGCCCGCCGCCTTGCTTCTGATCGTTGCACCGCCTGCGCCCCAAAACCGCAGGCGGTTGCGTTTCTTCTATATATAATCATCTGGGATTCCACATGCCGCAGCGGTCGTTCTTCACCCCGTCGATGGTGCCGAATGCTGCGCAATCCCTGCCCAGCAGCGTCCACATCTGCGGCTTGTAGTATCCGCAGCAGCTGCAGCACTTAGGGATAGATCCGCTCCCACTGCCTTTGCTTTCTCTTTGCTGCCCGCTGGGCGGCTCTTCGGGTACTGTATAGCTCTCGTTTGCGGCATACGTATTCAATGCTCCGGCATCCCTCATGGTCAATCACTACCTCCCTGCACGCCCGGTTGCTGCAGATGCCCCAGCCCAGGCATCCCTCGCCCCTGCCTCCAATCACGCCCTCCGCCACCACATGCCGGCCCCACCATTCAAGCACCAGCCAGCATTTCCGTCCCTTCTTTGCCCAGATCATACGCCTTCCTCCATTTTCATCTGTTCGCCCTGGCTGCTGCCCTGCCCGCTTTGCTCTGCTGCCTGGGCAGCGGCTCTCAGCTCGGTCTGCACCTGCACGTCTGCCCAGCCGTTCACGCACATCAGCACGCCCACCGTCATCATGCCCAGCATCACCACAATGGCGCCCATCTTGCCTGTGTTGCGGTATACCAGCTGACATTTGTCCAGCACGTCCGCCAGCGGCCTCAGCGCTTCTTCTTCCACAAACTGCACTCCGTCCGGCGTGTATGCCGGCTTGTAGCTCCCCGCCTCCGCCGCAGTGATCGTGATCCCTCCCAGTCTCACGTTTGCACCCTCGTCGCTCATCATGTCCTGCATCAGCTCTGCCAGCATGTCGTTGGGCCTGGGCATCATCAGCACATGGTACCCCTCCCGCTTCCCTTCCGGGATCTCCAACACCGTCAGCAGGCTTTCTTCATCCATTCGGGGGTATCCGTCCAGCGGATATGCTGCGCTTCTTGCACTTACCCACTGAAGCCCGTCGTTGTCCATCAGGTACAAACTTTTGCCTTTCTTCAAAAACTTCTTCAGCGCTGCACCTTTCATCTCTTTCACCCTTCCCTGTTTCTTTGCATTTCCGCTTTGGCGGCAGCTGGCGGATTCGAACCGCCCTTCTCCCGGCTTGTGGCTGGCACATCCACATCCAAAAGGAGCTTTCCTCCTTTTTTCTTTCTCCCCGGGCGCATGTTCCCCGCATGCTGGCTGCCATGGCCGCCCCCTAAAAAGGGGGCGGTTTTGTTTGTTTCGGCAGTGCTGGCTGCCGCTTCACTCCTCATCCATACAGGCAATCAGCCCGATCAGCACAATGGCCCCCGCAAGCAATACGCCTGCGATCATCATCGCCTTTATCATTCCGCACCCCCTTCCTTCAACGGGCACATGCTACACAGCCCTCGCCCCATGGTCGCCTCCACCTCTTTGGCGGTCTCTGCCCGCTTGCCTTCCTCTTCGATCCCCTTCGGGTATGCGAAAATGGTCTGCTTCATCCGCTTGGTGGCTTTGCACTTCACCAGAATCCTCACTGCGCCGTGCTCCCTCTTCACTTCCCCCTCAGTCTCAGCCTGCTGCAGTGCCTCCCGCCGGCATCTTTTCTCCACCATCGCCACCATTTGCCGGTATTCGCTCATCGTCTTGTTCTCTGTCACGTCCCGGCGCCTCCGATCAGTTCCTCCAGCAGCCATACCGGCTTTTCGTTGTATTCGGCATAGGCCCGTTCCACCCGTGCGCCCTTGCTCTGCTCCCATCCGGGCAGCAGCACCATCCCGTCGCTCTGGTCGATCATCTCCATGCAGATCGGCAAATAACACTTCTTCGGCAGTCCGTCGCTCAGCCATGCCTGGTTCATCACCGTGTAGCCCAGCCCCGTCAGCTTGTTCTCCGCCCGGTCAAATGCCACCCTCCCGTTGTCCGGCAGCCCCGTCATCGGCCCGGCGATGTATACGATCATTCTCCAAGCACCTCCGCCATCTTTTGCATTGCTCCCGCAAATCCTGCCTTCATTTTCCCCGCCAGTTCCGGGTCTCTCCCGCTCACCAGCTTCAGCTCTTCCGTCAGCTTGATAAATCCATCCTTGATCACGTCATACATGGCCTTCAGCTTCACCGCATCCTCACTGCGCCCTGCGCTGGCACGCAGCTGCGCCAGCTCTTTCTCCACCTCCGGCGGTATTTCATAGAGCACTTTTGCCGGCTTGCTTCTCTCCTCCGTCAGCAGCTCCTCGGTGCGCTCCTTCTGCAGCCGGGTTTGCTTCAGGTTCTGCTCCGCTGCCTGTAGCTTGGTCTTCAGTTCTGCTGCTTCCTGCTGGGCCTTCCTCATCTGCTCTCTTGCTCTCTCCGCTTCCTCCCGGCTCTTTGCACCGGCGTCTTCTGCGTTCCCTTCGGCTTCTTTCGCCCTGGCTTCCGCCTCCATTCTCCGGTCCACTGCCTCCGCCAGCCTCTGCTCCAGTTCAGCCACCCGCAGCTCCGCTTCCGCATTCGCCTGCGTTTCTGCCTGCGTTTCCACCTGGGCCATCAGCCCTTCGATGGTCTCCTGCTTCCCGCTCAGCTCTTCCTGCAGCCTGCGGATCTCGCCCTTCAGCTCGTCCGTGGTTATGGCGTCCATATCGTGGCTCTCCACGTAGGCCTCCCGCTCGTCCGCAGGCAGTCCCAGCAGCAGCACCGCCTGCGTAATGCTCAGCCCTTCCATGGCGTCTGTGCGCCTGCGGCCGTATTCATCGGCTATCCGCATCAGGTTCTGTGCTGTGCGCACGCTATATGCCACATTGGTCTCCAGCCACTCGCCCCATTCGCCGTATGGTACCTTGCTCTTGGCTGCCTTCAGTTCCTGCCCGATGCGGATGCTGCCCTCCAGCACAGCCTCCCGCACCTCTTCCTTGATCCTGTTGATGCTCCCGGCGATCTCCTCCGCCGTGCGGGTATCGGTTGCCATCAGACGTTCCTCTGCCATGGCCAGTTCCAGGTCGTTCAGGTCGTTCATGCTGTCGCTCTCGCTTTCTCTATTTCTCTCATCTTTTCAGCAAAGTTTTTGTATGCCCGCCAGAATATTTCCATCCTCCCTTTGTCTTTCGGACTTTTATTGTGATCAGCTCTGCATTGCAGCAGCATTCCGTCCCTATTGAATTCTACTGTGTACAGCGGGCTTTCCAACCTTCCCTCTTCGCGGATCACGCACAGGTTCGTCCTCCCTTCTGCATATGCGTCAATATATGTCGCCACGCAGTTGTGCTGCATCGTTCCCTCCTGGATGATCTCGCTTGCTGACATCATGGGCCGCATTACCAGCCCCATGGCTGAAAAGAAAAACCTGTCGAGTTCTCCGCTTTCCACTCTGGCACAAATAGCTTCGTTTTTCTTTGCCTTTTTCTTCCCGTCTTCCTCCGCTTTCAGCAACGCAATGCGCTCGCTGTACCTCCTGTGCATCTCCTCAAAATTTCTTGGGTACATCAGCTGCTTGTCGTGCTTGTCCATGCCAAGCTCGTCCATCTGCCGCATCATGTCCCGATAGTCATACAGTCGCACTTTGTGCCTTTCGCAGTATTTCAGCGCCCGCATCACGTCCGGATGCCCCTCGCCCACTATATGCTTGAATGCGTACCAGTCGTTCCTTCTGCCGATCTCCAGCGCCTTTTCCATGCTCATTCGCAGGTTGTTCTCCCTTGCAATCTTTCGTGTCTCAAGCGCCTTCCACGTCAAACGAAGCTTTTTCCCCTTTACTTCGCCCCATTCCCCCTCGGTCAGTTTCAGCACCTGCTGCCCGTTTTTCCCTCTGGCATTCACCAGCCCATCAGTGTCCCTGTCGATTACCTTCATTGCGATTTCTCCCATGCCCATTTTCAACAGGTATTCCACGCATCCATATCGGCTGATGCTATCCATCAGTGTGATTTTGTCCCACCACAACTCTGCGTCAGCCTGCGCCCCGCAGCGGTCTATGTCTTTCAGTATCCCCTCATAGATCGTTCCTTCCGCTGCATCTCTCAGGCTATAGCACCAGTCGGAAGCCAGCGTCCTGATGCCTCCGTTTCCTCCCCATTGCCCCGGTGCCCATCCGCTTTTGCATTTTCGGGTGCGCTTCCAGCCTCTCCCGTAGTGCCCCAGTTTCCACCGCTCGCCCGGAAGTCCGTACTGGAAAACGCAAACTTCTACAAGGCTCGCCTCCATCTGCTGGTAAGGTTGGCAGTTGTCCATGCTTGACCAGTCTGCATAGCATTCGTATCCCAGCAGCACAATGCCGTTTTCAGCAATCCTGCTCTTGTGCCAGGTCAGCATGAACCTCCTGTCCGCCGCCATACTCTTTCTGCCCCTCCACAAATCACGAAGCTGTACCCTCGCTCCGCATTCCGGGCATATACTCATCACCAGATGCCGTGTGCTGTGTGGCTCGTATCCGGTATGGAATTCGCTTGCAGTCCATTGCGAATACGGCACCCAGCATTCATTCTCGTCATCGTATACATCTCTCCACGCTTCTCCTGCGTTCTGTGCAATTTCTTCAAGCGGTATCCACTTTTCGCAGTTTGTGCACCATCCTGCTTTTGCGTCTTCCAGCTTGTCCATCCATATGTACTGCGGCATGGCTTCCCGCATATGCTCCCATAGCTCACCGCCATACAGCCTGCTGTGCGGGTTCCCGGCATGTGCCATCACTTCCGACCATTCCACCTCACAGCCCTCCCAGCAGCGCATCCAGATCCAGCTCGTCCATCAGGCTTCTGGCTTCGCTCGTCTCTTTGGGCTGCTCCGGCATCTTAGCCACCGCTGGCATATAGGCCTCCGCCACCGCCTGCTGCATCATGGCTATATCAATGCCCCAGTATTCCGCCACGATCTCCACCGCCTTCTGCGGCGGTACAAAGCAGCATCCGCTCTGTGCGTGCTTCTTTGCATATTCCTTTACCCTGTCAAAAGCTCCCTGCAGGGTCTTGCCTTCCTGCCCGATCACGCCCGCCATCTCCGGGCACGCTACCAGTATTCGGGTCATTGTCTCCCCGATAATCTGCACTCCCGGGTTCCTGCTCTTGGCCATCTCGTCCCGGATCCTGTCCAACGTTTCCATTTCTCCTGTCCTCCTGTTCCTTTGTTCCTTTTATTTCTCCAGGTATTCAGCCATCACCCAGCCTGTGCCAATGTGCGCCCATCTGGTGCCGCCCACCTGCATCCAGCCGGTCACTGTCACCCGGTCTCCCTTGCTCAGCCTTGCGCAAACGTCCCCGCCCGGCACCCTGCGCACCCGCAGCTTGTCCACCGCCGCCCGCATCTCCACCGGCTCGCAGGCCGTCTCCTGCATGGGTTCTTTGGTCAAATAATGGGCGTCTACCCAACAGCAGCCGCCCTCTCCATATCCGTCTATCAGTGCCCAGCCGTCAGCTGTCTGCACCACCTCCACCGTCCACCCCGGCAGCAGCTTGGCCTCTATGTCTCCATCCACCGGCGTTGCCCTGCCGTTCAGGTGGCTGCCTTTTTCCACCGCCACATACATGGTCTCAGCGCATGCCGGGTCAATCCCCAGGATCGTCAGCCCCGCTGCATACAGCAGCACAAAGGCTGCCAGCCCAATCACCAGCAGCATCACCCCCGCTGCTGCCTGTTCCAGCCAGTTTCGCATCCGTTTGCGCCTCTTCATTCTTTTCCGCTCCTTTCCTGCCCTTTCTTTTTCTGCTGCTGTCATCTTTCTGGAGCCGGCAACGGGAATCGAACCCGCATCTGCTGCTTGGGAAGCAGCCGTGCTGCCATTGCACCATGCCGGCCCGTAGCCCGCCTTAGCCGGTGTATGTCCCTCTCACCGGAGGCGGGCGCCTTGCCCGAGTATGCGGCGGTCAAGGCTGGGCTTATAGCCCGGAGGTATCACATGGCCCCTTCCGGGGCTGGAGCCGGTGACGGGACTCGAACCCGCCTCCTCTGCTTGGAGGGCAGATGTGCTGCCGCTGCACCACACCGGCATTTGGCGGCCTGCTCAGCCCGCACAGGCCTCCCGGATGCCCTGCATGCGCTCAGGTCACCCGTATCAGGAGGAGTATCCTATGCCCGGCGGGGTCACCACGCCCGCCTTGGTGGGCGAACCGGGATTCGAACCCGGAGCCAGCCGGTTATGAGCCGGATGCGCTTACCGTTGCGCCATTCGCCCCTGCTTGCCAGCCGTCAGGCTGCTTTCGGTCTTCCTCGTTGGCTTTATCTCCTCAGCTTCTGCTATCCAGCTCTCTGCCTGCTCTATGGCCGTATCCATATCCCGGTACGGCATCACTTCCGTTATCTCTGTATTGCCGTGGTACAGGTGCCAGCGTGTCATCTGCTTCATCCCCCACGGCTTGGGCATCAGGCTGGTTTTCTTGCGCAGGCTGTACTCCGTGCCCCGCTTTCGCAGTATGCTTTTGCCTGCGTTGGGCTGCCATTGCTTCCGGGTGTGGGTGTCTATCATGCCTCTGCCTGCTTCCTGTGTGTGTCCCCCCACGGGGCGTGGCCGTTCAGGCTCTCAATGTATGCCTTCTTTGCTTCCAGAGGAGCGGCCACCTTGTTCAGGGCGCCCACCAGCAGCAGCGTGTTGGCCTCCGCCATCGCTGCCAGAAACGTTTGCCAGCCCTCCTCTGTGGTGGGCATGTTCACCGTCACTTTGATGCTGCTCTTTGCCATGGTGTCCGCTCCTCTCGCTTTGGTTGTCTATCCTATGCGTGGGTGGGTTGGGTTATCTGTCGCCATCTGCTTCTGTACTTGCTCTACAAACCAGGCCAGCGTTGCATTCATCGTTGCGCTGTTCCTTGGGCCTATCACCCGTGCTGTCTCTTTCCGCAGGTCCACGACTATTCTGATGTCTCCGCCATCTATGGTGCGCTCCACAACTTTCAGCGTGGGATGATTCTCTTTTGTTTGCCGTATCCACTCCAGCAGTGCGTTCCCCTTACTGTCTGGGCTGGGCAAAAAGAGTCTCACTCGCATAGCACCTCACCCTTCTCCAGCCAGTCTCCGATCTGGATCCTGTCGTACACGTACTTGGGCACCTCCCACCAGTCGGTCACCACCTTCTTGTGTCGGTTCAGCCCACGTACGGCCACAAACCACCTGTCTGGCACTTGGCGCCTCATTGGTATCAGCGTTGTCACCTTTCCGGCCACCATCGGTTGCAGCCAGCGCTTGGTGTGGGCAGGCTCATATCTCATTTCTATGCAGATGCCCTCTTCCACGTTGTTGTTGACCTCCTGCACAAGGCATACGATCAACCCGACCACCAGCACAGCCACCAGCAGCACGATCAGCCCCATCAGCAGGTAGAACAGAAAGTCTTCCAGTCTGCTCATGTTCTCATCTCCGGATACTTCTTCCGGATCATCTCCAGCCCGTTTTCAATAGCGTCAAACAGGCTGTGCATATCCTCGCTCAGGCTTACTGCCAACTTGCTTGGCTCTTCTCTTGGTTCCTTCGTCTCGTGCTTTAGGATCCCATCCATTATGGTGCGGATTTGCCGTCTGATCTCCATGTTTCTTCCTGGCAGCGTCAGCACCTTGATGGCCGGGTCGTCGGGGTTCTCGTGCTTGCGGCGCTCCAGGCGTTCGTCTGACTTTTCAAGCAGAATGCCCATCAGCTCTTGCACATCCTTGTCCCTCGGGTCAGCGGCGATCGCGCCCTTGCTTCCCAGCTTCCTGCCGCCGGTCTTCTCCAGCAGCTTCCTCACCCGCTCGTCTTGCAGGTCTCCCGGTTCGATTCCCACACAGCCTACGTCTGCTTCCCTGGCTTCAGCTTCCTCCCGGGCTTTGCCCCGTCGCAGGTCGAACATGTTCCCATTCCTCCTGTTCCTTTTCCCCACGGCGGTCATGCCGTGGGGTTGTCGTTTTGGTCCTTGGTTTCCGCAGGCGCTTGCGTTTCTGCTTCCTGGTTCTCCTGCTTGCCGCATACGTAGCCGGCGGCAAAGCCACGGCGCACCCCTTCCGGCAGGCTTGCAAACACCTGCATCACTTCCCGCTTTTGCTGTTCGCTCATTGGTTATCACTCCCTGGATGTTTGTCAAATAATCCGTTTTTGTTTGCTACGCATACATAATATATTGCTTAACAAACTTTGTCAAGTATTTTTTGTTGACTTGGCAAACTTTTTTTGTTATACTCTTGACTGTCGAAAGGAGGGACCCCCGTGAAAGACCGTATAAAACAGGTGCGCACAGAAATGGGCCTTACTCAGGACGAGTTTGCTTCACGAATCGGAATCGGCAAAAGCTCGGTTTCCCTTTTGGAAAGCGGCAGGAACAACCCCAGCCCCCAAACCATCCAGCTCATCTGCCAGCAGTTCGGTGTTCGAAAAGACTGGCTGCTGGAAGGCACCGGCCCCATGAAGCTCCCCGCTGCTGAGGATGACGCCATCATCGACGAAGTCCTCGCCGGAGATGACGACTTCGTGAAAGCCGTCATCCGTGGTATCGCCAAAACCCCCGGCGGCTGGGAAAAGATGCGGGATGTGTTTAACGCCATCTCCGCCGAACTTCAAAAAAACAACCCGAACGCTTGACGGCGCTCGGGTTGTTTTATATACTTTCCTCATACGGCTGCCATTGGTTGCCAATTTATCAAAAACCGAAAAAAGGATGGTGCTCTATGTCTCAAAACAAGCCTGCGCCCCATACCGGCGCACTGGAAGCCTATGGCTATCTCCTCCTCATCCCCGGTTGTCTGTTGGGTGTTGGCCTCTTTGCCTCCGGCTCCTATCTGGGCGCCCTGGCCTGCGTCTTTGGTGCACTGCTCTCCTGCCGTCTCCTTCGGGCCGCCTCCACCGCCCTCCAGGCTGTTGTGGATATCCGGCATTCCGTCCTCCGGCAGGAGTCTCAGCTCGCCGCCCTTGCCGATATCTCCGATGAGTCCCGCACCATCCTTTCTCAGGTTGTCCCGCCGCATCCCGCTAACGAGAATTGATATTGTTCGTTTGACCGAATATCCCCCGGAAGGCTCATCCTTCCGGGGGCTGCTTTATTGCTTTGCATATTCCCTTTCCAAAATCATCCATACCCGTATCAGCACTTTTTCGTCCTCTACCTTCATCGCCAGTTTTGCAATCTCGCTTTGCACATCGGCTTTGCTCATCCGCTGCTCCTCTTGGTCTTTCCCCTGCATATCCATGCGCCCTCCTGTACAATCTAAATACAAGCCGTTTATTGACAGCCTTTGCCCTTTTTTTGTATCATCTTTTCATCATTGCCGTGGCTTGCCCACGGCGGCAATGCGGGTCTGCGCCGGATCCGCACGTCCGGCTCCGCTGGCGGCCTCCGCCTCATGGCGCATCCTCCTCTCCGGGAATGGATGCATCATACGGCAGGCCGCCCGTCTTTGCAACGCCAAAATGCTGGACGCCCGTCCCGTTTTTTGAAACATCGTCCCACTTAGCAGGACAGAAGGAAGATTGTATATGGATAAAATTGCTCTTGACCGTCTCAACCAACTCCGCATCGAACGTGGAGAAACTTTCAAGTCTCTTGAAAACGATCTTGGCATATCCGATTCAACTTTGTCAAAATG